GCCTTTGCAGATTTACCCTCCATCCATTCTAACAATCTTCTTTGTTGTTGTGCAGGAGTTAATAAATCACCTACATCATTTCTATATAAAAATCTAAACAAATCATCATTATGTAATTTTGCTACCTCTGCTAAAAAATTCCTTAAATATTCGTTATACTCACCTGTTCTTTGACCACTAGATGCTCTACGTATAATATCTTTTTTAGCAAGTATTTTATATTTATGTGGTCCTGGTTTTTTTTGTCCTTTACGTTCTCCACCAAAATAATAATCATTATTGTTTACACCTGCAATCCTTGATGATGCTTGTTGTGCCTCTACTGCATCTGAAAATGGATCTCCAAATAAATCATTATACGTTACACCTTTAGAGTTCCATCTTTTAACTTTTGCTGCATCATCACTATTTGTAATAAATTGAGACATCCAAGACAAAGGTCTACTAAAAATTTGATCGTAACCTCTAGCGTACATTCTTAATTGTTCTTCACCAACAACACGTACGGTCCAAGCACCTCTTAACAATACTAAAGGTTTCCATATTTCTGACATGTAATAGTCTGCTATTTTTGTGCTAACACCTTTTACAGATTTTTTATCTCCTAATAATTTATAAAGTTTGCCAACTTCTAAAGATTCATCAGGACCTTTAAACAAATCAGGAACAATAGATCTTAATAATCCCATACTGTTATATGCTTTTGCTAATCCTTGTGCATCAGGTAACGGTATTGTTCTATTTATAAATTCTGTAAGTAATTGTGGTCCAGGTGTAGCTGTAGGTTTGCCGTCAATAATTGTTGGTACAAAGTTTGTTGTAGTTGCTACATTCTCACCTGTAACTGCATTTATCCAAAATTTTCTATATTCAGGTAGTTCTTCATCAAATATTCTTGTTATAGCCTCTGCATCAGGCCTAGACACTCCACCATCTTCTATTAGATCATTTGCTGTTCTAGCCATCATATCTCTCACTACATCAAATAATGCTGCCTCATCTCCCTCTTCAATCCTAATTAATTGATCTAAAACTTCTGATTTATCTTTACTAGATAATGTTGTTTGATCCATCCATAATTTTGATTGTCCTATAGTTTGTTCCATCTGGTCTATATCTAAAAACCTATAAGGTAAATCTTGTGCGTAAGATGCAATAATTCTTCCTGCTCTAGAGTTTTCCATGAGACTTGCTTTTAATACTTTTCTTGCACCGAATAATTGTCCTGCACCTTTTAATCCTGGATCTAATCTAGAACCTAAAGCACTTTCTGCTAATCTTCCTGTAATTCTACCTAAAGCACCTACTGTAGGTCTTTCCATACCAAAACCTGCAACCATAAAAGGATTAGCTAAATATTTATCATTTAGTAAAGCACGCACAGCTTTTTCTTTATTTTCTAATGGTCTTTTAGATACTTGTATCTTTCTAAAATCATTTAATATTTCTGGATTGTTAATACCAGTTAATGTTATAAATCTATTTGTATCATCATTGCTTGCTAAAAATCTTACTAAATCTTCTCCACCCTCGTCATAATCTAAATAATTGTTTACTTGTCTTTTATTGACAAATTTATATTTACCTGTGTCATTAATACCTAATGTCTTTTTTTGTGCATTAGTAAATTCACTAGATCCTTTTTTACCTTGTATACCTTTTTTCTTTAAACTTGCAAGTAACTCATCTGACGGTGTTAACATTCTTCTATTTTTTGTAAGGTTTTTAATACCTAATCCAAAATAATTTGCAGGATCTAAAAACATAATTTTACCCATATCAATTATTCCTGACACTGCATCAAAACCTTTTGTTCCTGGTTCCATAAATAAATTTGCAGTAGCACGACCAAGTGATATAGGCATGGCTACAGGTTTACCGTCTGCTCCTCTTGTAGTAATTGTAAATTGTCCTGATTCTTCTTGCGCTCTTTGATCTAGGTCAGTAATAGGATCTCCTAAGAAATCATTAATTTTTTGTGCAGCTCTGTCTGGTGCCATACCTTTTTGCACCATATATTGATATTCTTCATAATACTTAGAGTTAGGATTAGTAGAATCAAACTCATCACTATCTGGTAAAAATCCCTCACCAAGATTTACTCTATTACCTTGACGTAATTGATTTACTACTTGCCTAACAGTTGATTTGCCAGATTGTGCGTATGCATCTTGAAATGTAAGTTTGTCTGCTTGATCACCAAATGTCGATGCAATAAATGAGTTAATAGGCCTATCTACTAAAGTTCTATATGCATCTTCTAAACCTAACAAACCAAAACGTAATGCACCTTTAAAACCATTACCAACTCTAGCTAATAAATTTTGTTGGTTATGTTCTGTTATTCTTGCAGATACTTCTCCTAATACTTCTGCCTCTGGTTTTACTTGTAATAGTGTTAAGGCAGATATAACATCTGGTGAAAAGTTAGGATACATCCTAGATATAGAAGTAGCTCTTGTTGCATCATCTACTGATATATTATCTTTTGTTTGTTTATATTTTACTTGACGATTATATATTTCTTCATACAAATCACGTTCCTGTGCAGGATTGTCAAAATAAAAAACTCCCATTAGTTTATATCAGGACTTTGTTTGTACACACTCCCTTGACTCATAAGTAACGATAACAATTCATCTGTAGGAAATACTTCGGCCATAGCTCTAATTAGCATCATTGAGTCATCTTCTAAATATGTTTGTTTTTCTGCACCTGTATCTGTTACAGGCATATCTTGATAATTAGTTGGTGCTGTTAAGTCAAACTCATCTACAGGATTTATTTGTGCAGGTTGTGTCATTTCTTGTGCTTGCTCTGCTTGTATACCTTGCAATGCACTATTACCTTGTTGTACTTGTTCTACTAATTCACCCTCTGCACCAAAAGTTTCGTCTTGCATCATACTTCTAGCATCTTGTTGTGATACATTTAAATCTGTTCTTTGACTTAATGCTCCTGGTCCACTTACTGCGCCACCTCTTCTACCTCTTCTTCTAGATGATCCATTTGCCATTATCGTCCTCCTCATTAATGTCATCCATAAAATTTTGTATAGTTTTTTTAAAAATTACAAAAAAAGCAGGTAACTGTACAACTTCTTGTTCATCAGGAAAAGCATTCATGTTTTCAAACCATGTATCACTTAGTGTGCTTTTAACCATACTTTCAAATTCATAATCAATAAATTCTTGTTCACTATCAAACATTAGGTTGTCCTCCTTGTAATAATAAAGATCTTATATCTGGTGTAGGACCTTGTGGTACAGGTGGTCCTTGTTGTGCCTGTGTTAATTGATCAAGTATTGCTTGTTCATCTTCAGGTGTCTCTTCTTCAGCAGTATAAAATTTATCTAGTATAGATGACATATTACTTGGATTTTTTCTTATTTGTACTAATGCCATAGTGGCTTTAGGATCACCTTGTGTAGCTTGTACTTTTAATGTTTCAAACAAAACATCTTCGGCCTCATCTTTTGTAATTCTATTATTTATCTTTTGTAAATTTTCTAGACCATCCATGTTTTCTTGCAATGTCTCCCTGTCAATAATACCTGCTTGTAATAATTGTAGGCCTGATACAATTTTAGTTGGTTCATCAAATCCGGCCATAACACCATATACTCTACGAGTATCGTACTGACCTGCTATATCTGTAGATGGTACATATTGTTCTGAAAAAGCTGCTCCGTTAGCAAAACCACTTAATGGTTTCTTTTTATCTTTATTTAATATTTCATCCATCTCTAATCTTTTTTGATCAATTTCTTCTAATGCAGTTTTTAGTGATAGTTGATATTCTCTTACATTTAAATCAACTGATGACATAAGTTCTTGTAGACCTCTACCAGTAACAAAAGAGTTTGGTGATTGTGCGTCATCAGTAACAGGATAACTAGCACCTAATCTTAATTGTCTCTCTAATCTATCTATTTGTTGAAACATTTGATAAGGTAAGTTGTTTGTTGGTTTTACAACTTGGCTACCAGGAGATAGATAGTTTATTGCAAATCTACCTCTTTTATAATTACCTGACTCTATTTCTCCTACTATGTTTGTTTCTGTAAACACAGCATCTTCCATAGCTATAATTGATAAAACATTTATCTTTGCCATAGCAGACATAAGGCCTAACACATGATCGTATTGTCCTTGTAGTCTGTCAAAACTAAATCTTTTAGCAATTACAAATCTTGGTCCTGTCTTTAATGGATTAGGTGTAAAGTCTAATATCTGACTTGTAGATGGTAAGTATACATAAGTACCCTCTTCGTCATAATATTCTATTAGCTCTTCACCATCAGCAGTGTCATTCTCCCATGACCTTGACAATGCATCTTTATACAAACCTTGTTGCCAACCACCACCATAATTATTTGTACCTTGTTCGTATTCTATGTTTGCATTAGGATATAATTTTTTAATTAATCCTGACGGTACAATTCTTACTAATGCTAATTCTGTAGGTGTTTGATCAGGTCCATAGTAACCAGGAAAGCAATCGTATGGATCACGTAGTTCTGCATGTGGATACATATTGCCAAACTGATCTTGTTTGTTTCTTATTATCCATACACAAAAACCATAACCAGGTAGCCATCTAGCTGCTTGTGGCATTTGCATTTCTATTCTGCTTTTCTTATCGTACGAATGTACTATACGTTCTATCTTTTCTGATTTTAATTTTGCACGTTCAGAATCTTTATTGTTATATGGATCAACTTTTAAGTCAGGCACTCTACCTAGTTTTTGTGCTAGGTGTTCTAATCCAGACTCGATCATATTAGGTATAGGTAAATCTTCGTTGTAATTTTCAGAGTTAGAACCTAGTAATGCTGATACACCTTGTGAACCACCATTAATAATTTTTCTTATTCTTGTTCTGTAATCCCAATGACCAGTATGTTCGTGTAACCCACGTAAATCGTCTACCTTGTGTGCTAGTTGACTAGCGTTTAATGGCATTATCTATCCCACATTCTTTCGTCGTATGTACTTAACTTATAATTGCTATAAGATGGATTATAGTCGTTGTCTACTTCTGATAGCATTAATTTAACGGTCTGGCGTACCCTTTTCATAGGAAACCAACTTGCCATAACTAAGTCAGTTTTTGAATTTACAGACTTAGAATTTGTGCCACTAGCACTACTAAAATAAATTAATTGTTGTCTAAGTACATTTACTTTACGTTGTGTTTGTGGATTACCCCATGGTAAATTTATTTTTTGTTGTTCATACATAGGCACCATAGCTGTTACACCAAATACAGGATCCCATTTGTTTTTATATGTCTGATGGCCCTCTATCCTTACACCGTTTACACCTGCCCAGTTTTTTATTTCTTTATCTTGTCCTATAGCTTTTTGGAATCCGTTTTCTTCTACAATCCAATGCGATAAAAAATATTGCTCATGCCATTCTTGCATAACTTTTAATGCTTTAGATATACCACCACCTAAGTCATTACGTAAATCTACTAACCATAACTGTCCAGTTTTTTGATTGTATGCCCACAATACTGCTGCTTGGTATCCTGTACTTGCAGGATCTAAACCTGCAATTAATGCAGTATGTGGTGGTACATCACCAAGTATTCTAGACCTGTCTAAACAAGAATCTATCATCTCTGCACCAAACAATTCCATACCTGCAGGTACAGCTTTGTTAAGATACACCATCTCAAATATAGCTCTACCACCTGTTGTTTCTGCTGCTGCTAATTGTTCCATAAGCCATTTGTGTGATCGTTTACCTTTCCATAACATGTGTTCGTCTTGGTCATTTGACTCTTGGTCTAATGGTATTTCTAAATCATGCGCTCTCTCTACTATTGTTTCCCAAGCATCATTGTTTAACAATGCATTGTACAAATCATCAGGATGCTGTCTAGAACCAATAACAACCATACCTGTATGTTCTTCTTTTCTAGACTGTAATGTTGTTGTCCACCAGTTTTTTGTATTTTCTCTTGCACTTGGTTGCACTGTACTACCATGATCTTCTATGTCGTCAGATATAATTAAGTCTGCATCTCTTGACAAAATTTTACCGCCCTTACCTACAGCTACCAACGTAGGTGATTTTATACCAGACACAGTTCTTGTAGCTACAGTAAATTGACTTGTACTCCAGGACTTGCCAGATTTATTCATAGGCCTAAACCCCTCGTATGTTGCATAGTCCTGTATAAGTTGTTCGTTGTTTTCTAGGTGGTCGAGTACAGAACCCACCGCGTTTTTTGCTATGTCCTCGTTACCGCCTACCCACATTATTCTCATGTTTGGATTTTTACATATCATGTATACACAAAAGTGTGTAAGCAAGTCTGTTTTGCCATGACGTGGCGGAGACAACACCATTAATCTTTTACCATTCTTAATAGTTTCTAATATTGCATCTATCCATCTTTTTTGGAACTCTGGTGTCTCGTACGGTACGTTCTGCTCTGTCAAAAAATATTTGTCCCTAAACTCTACAAAGTCATCGAGTGCTGCTTGTGCCTCCCCATTTTTTTGTAAGGACTCGTGATTGACTCGCAGTGCCTCGTCCTTTAGATATGCAGACAGAGATCTTGTAACAGTTGGTAAAGAACAACCTAGTATGTCAGCAACTTCTTGTTTAGTCTTTGTACCTTTTAATAAGTCGTCAAAAAAATTTTTTTTATCCATTATGGCGTAGTAGTTGCCTCTACGTTTCTGTACGTTTGTGTCTACAATCTTTTCTACCTGGTATGTATCTGTCGCTTTGTTAGCCCTGTATGCTCTTTTCTTAATTCTGTTTGCACATTTGTCAGAACAATACTTTCTACGACCTGTCGGTAAAACGTGAGTACAGTCGTTGGCTAGGCAAAACTTGTTTTTTTCTTGTTTTGTTTTAGTCATCTGCTATAGTTTACCATACAAATACTTTGATTTAGATGGTTAAAACTACCTAACATGTGTACAGGTAAGAGTGATCGAGACACAGAAAGTTCGGAATCGGTAATACGATAAACTAGACAAGGCAAACCGAATACCCAAGGCACTTGACTGAATCCTAGTCATTAAGAGTAACCTCCTTATTGGCTCGCTATTTCTCTTGGCCGGTAGTCCTTACTAGCACTCCTAGTCCTATGTATTTGTCCTGTACTAGCAAGGACTTAACCTACTTTAATTATAACAAGAAATAACTACTATATCTGGTACATACTAGATATGGTATACACAATATATGGTATACTGTCTACTGGGGATGATTGGTAACTAAAGCTAACGATCAACTAAAGATTGCCCTTGTACACAGTAGCTTTTTGACCAGGTTCGACTCCTGGCATCCCCACTACATATAGTGTATATATAGCAAAAACCTAGTTACCACCTATATTTTTGGAGATACATATATATTTACGCGACGTCCAGATTTAACTATGTAGGTCTGTTGTGTAATGTCTAGAAATTGCAGGAATATGCACAGCTTTGATCTAAACTTATGCGCGTGTCTACTGCTAATAGGTTAATGCGCGCACGACCGCCCATAATACCCCTACATTAATTTCCTACAAGATACCCACCATATAAAAAAGAAGAGGAGACCAACGGCCTCCCCTCCTCTGTACGTATCTAATAGAGAGAGTTATTTAGATACTTGTTTTATATATACCTGTAACGAAATCGACTTTGCCAATTATCATTGCATTCATCTCCTAGACTGCCGAACATTTCATATAATGTCTGGAATCCCATGTCCATGTTGCCGAATGAACGATATATCGTCCCGCCTAGTTTATCGTTGAGACTAGCTCCAATAACTTTTGCAATATTGTAAGTTATATCAAAAAGCCGGCCAGTCTTTAAATCAACATAATGGAACGTAAAGTAGTTTCCCCCGCTCCTTGTTGTTGGTTGTCTTTTAGCTATATAGATCTCCGGTTTCGTCCCTCTATCTATTGCTAGTTTTTCCTGCGCTAGAAACATTTTAGTTAAATATTCCTTAGCTTTTTCAATATCGTCTTTTGTATATTCTTTTACGTTTACTATGTTAGGCATCTTATTCCTCTTCTTTCTTGCAAATGTTTCCATCAGCATCTATATAATGACTCTCACCGCCTGCTCCGTATGTATAATATGCCTCCTCCATAGGAGTCAAATTATTAACATCGTCATCAGTGTTCCATATTTTAGGCATTTAATTCCTCCTTATATTCTGGACATGTACGACAGTAAAAACTATTTTCATCTGTCTGTAATGTCTCACCTATTGCTAATTCTCTTTTACACCAGTAACAAAAAAACTTTAGCACAACCTTAGTCATCTTCTTACTGCTTTATTGTATCCGGCATTTGTACAGGCTCCGCATACTTGATACTTTGTAAAAGCTATCATTAAATCGTTATCGTCTCCGCATTCAAGACAAATAAGATTTTTTGTAATACCGTTTACAGTATATTTATTATTGGCCACGGTATGCCTCCTGCATCTCTGCCACTGTATAGGCTTTACAGTTATTATTAATGGAGTGATCCAGAATTAAGTTAATTAGATTTCTTGATTCTTTAAGCGTTCGACATTCCCCCCAGTGAGTAACCGGCTCAATGGTTGGATTATCTTTTCTTATAACCGGAGTTAATAACGTATATCGATAAACTTTTTCATAATCTTTGTATGAAAATATTGTTTCATCTCCGTTAATCATTCTAAAATAACTTTTATCATTCCCGATATCTTGTAAATAGACATTACGTAAAATAAATAATCTTAGATATGCTTTATTAAACATTAACCAAGGCTTATTCTCTACGCTATCAATTAGGTCTATATCTTTTAAATCTAAATTAAAAGCTAGACCAATATCAAAAAGTTTCCCTTCATTATAAATATTGTTATGAGGACTAAACCATCTATTATTTAGACGCTTTAACAACTCTTTGTATTTCTTTTGTCTACTTAGTGCCATAAACTGTAACATTATTCCAGTCCCAGTTCATTAATGCGGTCCCTTATTGCTAAGAGTCCGGCCCTATTGGCAGTTCCTCGGCCCATTAGAGAATGACTAATAACCATATTGGCGCCAATCAATGCGCCTAATCTATCAATGGCTTGCCCTGTTTCCTCTAATTGGCGAGCGTGTTCTGCTATGTTGTATTCCACTTTGTACCTCCTTTATTGAAATAAACATAATTTAATTTTACCTAAATAAATAAAGAAATAAACCTTTATATAAAAAAATTTCTTTATTGGATCATAAGTTTTAAAGCGAACTCATTTCGGGACTTATTAGCGCACGACACACAAAAGCCGGCCAATCGGGAGGCCGGCCATGTGCATGCAACTTCAGCTTTACAGGGCTAAGTATTACTCTCCGTTGCATCATAGTTAGCTATCTCATACGCTATCATTGCTAATTGTTGTGGTGATTTTTGTACTGCATCCGTCAAAATCTTACTACTAACAATTAAATTCAAAGCAAACATCAAATCGAATTGTCCTGATGGTAAATCTTTGGTAACTTTTAATATCTCTTTAGTTACTTTTTTAACAGGTAATTCAACTTTACTCACTGATAACCTCTAACATTTCTTTGATGACAGTATTTAAATTATCTCTAAGCTCTATCATCTGCGCCAAGTTAGCTAGCAATCTAGCTTTACCACTTGACTTATCATGTAACGGCGTCCAGTGTGTGAAATGCATATCAATAGAATCGCATTTTGTTATTGTATTTTTGACAGAAAAAAATGTTTCAGTGTTGTCAGTAACTAATTTATTCTCCTCCACAAAATTGTTATACATATCGCACCATTCTTTATTGTCTTTAGCAATCTCGCTTATATGGTCCATGTCTTTCTTGTACATGACTCTCATAATGTCTCCTTAATTCTGTCTTGTGCATCTTTAACACTTTGCACTGTCTCTTTTATTTCCTTTATAGATGTAGTAACTACTCTATCTATCTCTTGTGCAGAACTTATACACATATCAATGTCATGTGATAATGTTTCTAAGTTGCTTGCTTGCATTTCTAATTTTTGTAATAGATCACTTAATTTCATAATCTAACTCCTCCTTATTTGTAACGAACACGACACCGACTGTCTCCTCAAACATTTCAACCGGTCTATATTCGGTAAATAATCCCCAAATAGTTGACCAGTCCCTAGTTGTACTTTTAATTCTGTACGATGGAACAACTATCTCTGCAAACTGGACGTCTGCATCGTAACTATTTTTTATTACGTCTGTAATGTCAGCTCCAATCTTTTCGATAGCTTGTAACCACTCAACAGAGTTCTCCTCTTTATTATTTATGTCCACATAAGTAGTAAATTTAACTCTCACGTTTTCCATTAGCCCTCCTTTATAGCTAGTAATAATTTTGTTCTATCAGGATTAAACAACGTGGAACCACAACCCGCACCAAAAGCAGGACTAAAGTCAGCATTGTTTTCTGGCATGCCATCTATAATCTCATCGTACTTCATGCAGAAATATTCTCCCGGATTGTCTCCGCCTAGATATTTACATGCACGATTCGTGCTACTGGTTACCTCACCGAAATAACATGGCGATTGTTTACAACAAAAACCACTTCTAACGCATGGTGCAAATTCCAAAATGTACCTCCTATACATATAAAGATACCACAAATAAAAAAAAACAAAAGACTTTATTTATAATTATGGATCATGATATAGTGTTAATACATATTGCGTCTATATAAAGCGCACGACACAAGGAGGTACAAAATGTGGACAGAGGGATTCGGTATAACCGACCATAGAAATGGTTTATGGTTACGCAGTGGATGCATACCGCCAGAACTAGATAATTGGTTTAATAAACAATACGAATATTCTGGATGGTATGACTCCGTACAATTAGTATCGTATAGCGGTAACATTAAATCATATTGTCGTATGGACTACAAAGGATTCAAAGATTGGCTAGAAGAGTTTAGCCCAGAGATGAACTTTAGTTATGAGACAAGCAAGATGAATTACAACGAGGGATGGCCAGATAGCATAGACAGTCCATTCTATACAAAACCTATCGGCACAATAATTAAGTACAACAATCCTGATTACAAGCCAAGAAAACAATTCAACAGATACATTGCATATATATTTGAGATGCACTCATGATTGTTTGTTACTATTGCAGAGATGGACGTAGCTTTACACATGGAGATGTAAATATATCTAGTAACAACAATTACTATCATCGAAGTTGTTATGACAACAACGTTAGACCTATACACGAACAATATAAAAGGAGAAACAATGGCAGTATTTAGAGTAGTGATAGAAGTAAATGAACCTACATTACAGGATGCACAGGACCATATACTAAGTCTTAGTGGTAGTGATTTAGTAGATGAAATTATAGAAGTTGAATATACCAGTGTTACAAAATTAGAAAAATTAGTAAAGGAGGAATAATGAAGTACAAAGTATATGGACAACAAAACATGGTTGTATGGGAGGATATAGTTAAGGCAGATAGCAAACAAGAGGCTATTGAGGTAGCTTATCGCATGAATTACAAAGGTGGTTTAGGTCTAAAGTATATGGATAACTTAGAGGCAAACACAATAACTTTTGAAATACAAGAGGAGGAATAATGGATAGGATTACTTATTTAGAAAAAGCCAATGACATTTTATGGGAGTATGTAGGAGAACATGAGATTGTAGAAGTAACTAAATTATTAGAAAAGTTAGAGGAGGAATAATGGATAAAGATAAGATAATAAAAAAGTTAGAAAATCAAATCCAAATGATGTGGTTTGGATTTGAGGAGGGAATTTCTGTTGATGAAATGAATGCAAGAATATTTCCTGAATCATTTAAGGAGGAATAATGTTGCAATTAGGAGACATAATAGAAATAGGAGATGATTTAGACGGTGCTACCTTATGTGATTGGTGCAACATGCATTTTAAAGGAGACGGAAATATGACACGATGCAACACATGTTGGGATGACACAAGATGATTTGTAAAATGTGTGGCAACTGGATACCTCCGGAGTTTGATTCATGTTATGTGTGCGGAGAATACAGGATCTATTTTTTTATACATAAATTGTTAAAGAAGATTAACGCACGACACAGAGAGGAGGTGAATGATGGAAGATAAAAATATTATTAAGATAGCAGAAGTTACATTAACAGTTTCTTGGGAGGGAGACTGGGACCAACCATGGACTCCTGCTGACGAGTTGTGGCAGTATATAGGTGATAGAGATTATAATTTAGCAGAGGTATCACTGTTAAAAACTGAAGTAAAAATGAAACAACTTGTAGACAAAGACGAATAATTATACTTTATAATTTACTGGCCTCTTATGTGGTGCGCGTGGTTTAATATTATCATCGCTCTCACATGGGAGGCCATCTACATGGTGCATGTATTTTCTACTACAAACTAAACAAGGCTCATGCCTGTTGTAATTCCAATCAACTTTAGCCATCAAGTATGTTAATTGTAAAGCGATCTTTCTTGCTACTAAATCTACATCTTTACTCATAGCGCACGACACAGTCTATGGATTGTTAGGCACTGTACTCCAGAATGGTTCATCATAAAATTTATTTCCTTTTCTTGCATCTATAATCTCACAAAATGTTTCTAATGGTAAACATACAATTATAGGTACGCCATCAGGTTGTCTTTTTTGTTTGTCAGTTTTGACAAGTCTTTTCCAAATCAATGCAGTAAAATCTGATTTACTTTTCTTCATTGCCTTGGCTAGTTCTCTTGTTACATTTAAAGATTGTCTAGCTTTACACTCTACAAAAAAGTCTATGCCGTTCCATTTAAAAACGACATCACCTCTGTCGTACTTGCCTCCCTCCGGGAGTCTCTCTCCACCTAATAATTTTGCTACAAAGGTTTCTAACCTCGTACCCTGTTGCTTTGGTTTGTTCATTCATATCTTTCCGATTGCCCTCGGTTTTAAAAGTCATAGTAACTTATGTCATTCTTGTACGTAGTTACTTTGTACTCATCTTTTATCTTCATTCTTTTTTTTCTCAATGACTTACTACTATTTACTATTGTCGCAAATGCGTTAAGCCAATTTTGCATTGTCTCTTTGTAGCATCTGCCATAATCTAATTGTATATTTTGTTTTGTATAATTAAATACATACAAGTCATTAATATCTAAAAGTATTTGTAAATCACCGTAACCTTTTGTGTTTACATAACCCATCGATATGCCACCATGATGTCCACAATTATCAACTGGTATATCATGGCCTTGTTCTATCAACATGTAAGTTACTCCTGCATTAAAAGTATCTTTTGGTAAAAAAGAAATTCTATCACCAGGATCAATCTCCTTTATAGATACTGCACTTTCTAATACAGCGCTCGACACAAGCATTTCGTAAACTAACTTGCCACCTTTAGACTCTATAATATCTTTCATAATGTCTCTCCAATTAAATCATCAAACGTTTGCATGTAATATTGTTTCTCTTCATGTTGTGCGTTTCTGTATTTATATACATTAGCTCTATGACTATGGTTCTCCATATCACATGGTTCACCCTCTATAACAATACGTCCATCTTTTTTCATTGATGCTTTGTTCATCTCACTAATTCTATTTCTAGCAGAGTAACCAGTTTCTTGTATAATAGATTCAATGCAATGCCATCTTCCATCAGACAATATAGATTTTATAATATCTACGTAGCTCATTAAAATGGTGGTTCATCACAAGGATGACCATGCATACTCACATCAGGTTTAATCCAGTCTTTAGATTCTGGTTTACCTTTACACATCTTAATTACTTTAGACAACGCATCACCGTCATCCTTTGCAGGCACTAACCATGTAACATAATACTCGTTACATGTCATTTAGACTTTGCCTCTTTTAATTTTGTAATTAAATCTGATGCATCGCCTTTTGATAATTGACCGCCCTCGACAAGTCCTTTTGCCTCCTGTGCAATTTTGTCTTGTCCTGCATCGATACACTCTGGCACTAATGTATTTAAAATAAAATTAGATTGTGCATCTGTCATTGGATCTTGCATCCACTTACCCTCTGGTATGTCAATCACTTCTTCCTCCTTTTTATTTTCTTGTTTTATTTCTGGTTCTAATCCTGCACTTGACACTAAACTTAACAGTTCATCTTGTGCAATATCCATCATCGACTCTCCATTTTTTTCAAAATGTAAAGCAATCTTATCTAATAGTTTGTCCATCTCGCTATCAGTATAAGTCTCAACACTGTCATCTTTCTTTAACATTCTTTGCTTGCCATAGTTTACAAGTTCTTTTATCATTCTTTGTTCTTCTTTTTCAGTCAACCCATATTTAAAAAGCAAAACATTTTTAATATAATCTATTACTCTTTTAGTATTTTTAAGACTATCTTTTGCAACTTTAGCTATGTCATCTGAACCAGGAGATGATTTACGTTTCTGTTCTGTAACTTGTACAGACTTAGTTTCCATCACCTCCGATTCAGATTGTTGCGTTGCCTGCGTTATGGAAGAATTTTTATTAGCATAATGTTCTTCTTCTGTTGTCTCACCTGTCCATAGATGCAACCCTATTCCGTGTCTCATAGCACCTCTTTTCAATGCATCAGACATACATAATTTTAAAAGCTCACCCTCTGTATTCTTATTACCTACATCATTGTTATCAACATCACCAATCTCGTCATGTGATACACCAAATAAAGTAAACGTAGTTACAACTGCTCTTACAGAATTATCTTTATCTCTAACTACCTCTTTTAATATGTGGGACCATTGGCCATACGCAAACTTATTTAACCTTTTTGTTACTAGATGATGTGGCACATAACTACCAAACTTACCTCTCGGTGCAGGCTTGACTTCATCTTTACTAAATGGTTTAGTAAGTTCCTTTTTTATTTTATCGTCCATGATTATTCCTCCTCGCCTGTGTCTAATCGCATGGGATCGTCGTCATACGATTTCACAATCTTATCGTTCATTTCATAATGCACCCAAATATTTGTAGTGGATCTCACATTATATTGTAAAGTTAAATCTTTTATACTTTTCTCTTTATGATTCCATATCATATCAAATATTTTTTCGCACTCTTCTATACTGTCTGCAGTTACAATGTAATCTCTTACACTTGTGTCTGTAAACATAATTGATACTTGTTTATTCATAATTTCATAATATATATTTTTAAAAAAAAAATCAACCTCTTATATAAATTATATGGTATAATTAACTATCGAAAAATGATGTACCTCCAAGTATTGAATTAGACGATAGGTTAAAAGAGGTCTGGCAACAGACCTCTTTTTTTATTCTTCTTCTGCATCTTTAATTGCTTGTAACATCTGTGTGTTCCACTGTAAAACAAAAACCTCACATGATGATTTTACTTTCTGCATATCATAAGCACTAAGCTCCCTACCTATAGTTGCTTTAAAACCACCTAGACTATTGTGTAAATCTAAAGCCCACTCTTTTAATTTTTGTTTGTCTGCAAACATACCATCATACGACTTCTGCATTGCTGTATCCCCTTTCTGTATCTTCAATTACCATGGTAAATAATCCTTGTTGTGTTGACTTACCTGTCTGATGTTTAAACCAAGTTGACTCATCAAGTGATGGTACTTGGAACCAACTACGAGGATCAGTTTTGTGTATGTAATGATGGTAATGACCACTTACAAGAATTTTAGAATCGCCAGGATGTTGCCATCCAAACGCTTGGTCTCTCCACCATTTCATAACTTTTGTCTCTGGTGTTCCCCCTCCCATACCAATAGCATGGCCATGCGTAAAACTACAGACGGTTCCACAAATATTAAATGTTAAATGTGGTTCATCTGGTATAACAAACTTAATATGTTTATATGTTTTATTCTGTGCAAATATTTCACCTAATTGTTCAAAGACTTCAAGGTCAGAGTTGTCCATATCACCTGTAGGTGCTACTCCTTTGGCCACTCTTTTAGTACCATGATTTCCGGGGACTGCGCCTACTACAACTAAATCAAAATCTTTAGACCACTCTACTAATGCTTTGGCGATAAGTTTTCTTGCAACTTTAATTTGTGATCTGTTATCCAACTCGACTGAAAAGGTTTGATCCGGATAGAATCCTACGCACCCCTCGACAATATCACCTAATCCCACTATGGTAAGTTGATTAAACTCCATTCCTGCTTTGCGTAAAAATTCATATCGCTCTTTTACTTTATCTATCTTATCTAAAAATCTTTCTACGATAGCCTCTGTGCCACCACCATCACGCTTACCTAATTGTAAATCTGATATGGCTACAAAAAAAGATCGCTTAGGATTTTTAATTTTTGGTTTAGGTTTTCTTTTATGTGATTGTATCCACTTTAATAATTTATCATATTCTTTATCTGATAATGCTAAGTCATTTGCTACAACAGTGGCACGATAATACCATGCTTGTTGTATATTTCCCTGGCCCATATTCATATCCCAGGTTCTTACTTGCAATGTGTTGTCTAGTATTGTGTAATGATTTGGATCAAATCCCCACTCTTGTAATAAGTCAGAAAACTCTGGATTAGAATTTGTCGTAGGTCTAGATGTTATCGTACCTTTTTTCTTGTCATGACTAAAGGTAACACCAGGTTCCCAACCTTGTGGATGTGTAGGTATAGGACTCTTTTCGTTGTGTGCTACGTCCTGTTGACTCTCCGTAAGTTCTTCCAACTTAGTTTGAGTTTTCTTTTTACTCATAGAAAACCACCTTTCTATATTGTTATATTATTTTGTAATTTGCTTTTTAGCATAAGTCTTTACGACTGCTAATGCTGCGCCACCACCTGCTATTGCTGCTAGCTGAATAGATTCTGCCTCAACTCCGGCCAATGGTGCTACTACTAATGCGCCTATAAATGCCTCGATGAATGTCCAGGCAGTACGCTCTAGCATATCTTTTAAGTCATCACTCAATTTATACTCCCATGCGTCTGACCAAGGAGTCCACCATACATCTGTTTTAAACGTACCGTCCTTGTTTCTTGCTCTTTTATCTTTACTAAAGATATTCATAACCTTAGTATAGTACATAAATATGACATTAAAATTGTTTTTTATTATAATGTTTGCATTGTTTATTTATGCACACAAATCCGATCTCTTTTTTGTAAAGAGGTAATCTACATTTAGGACAATCTACTTTCGTATATATCCTTAATATTTCATTTTCTTTTTACGCTTGGTTTTTTTCTTTTTCTTTTTACCGTAACCGTATGCCATTATACAATGTCCTTTCCATCCAGTTTTGCGTTTAAAATTTTTAACTCACCGCTTATCTCTTGTAATTTTTCGTATGTATCTGATTGCTCTGCAGGTTTATCAAGTATTTTATTTATAGTTGTGTATTCTATTGTTACTTTCTTGCCTTGTAATAATTGGTTAGCTACCTTTGCATACATTTTTTTGTAAGCTACTGTACTAGAACCAATAAATCCATCTTTTGATATTTCTAAATCTTGTTGAGTTTCTCCTACAATAAGACAACCTGAAGTATGCTCATCGGTGTTTCCAGTGTGTATCAATATGTAAGTAAAGTTTGGTACATCTTGTACGTGCAACATACCATAGTGTGCATTCTTATATCTTTCTGAATACTTTGCATGAAAGCCACCTGTCTTTCTAAATTCTAAATTGTATATACCCTCTGGTATACAAGTTTCATGCATAACTTTTACTGCTTGGTATTGATCTTCAAGTGTATAACATTCAAATACACCATCAATTAATAAGATACCGTTAGTTGCATCAGTTCCAAATTGTGTTCTTACTACTGTCAGTTTCATTTATACTCCTCGATGTGAATGTACTCCGTACTTACAGTTACATATAGTTACATAAGTACCATTTCTTTTGAATGTAGTGCATTCAGATTCTTCTCTCATTCTATCTAATTCTAAATTAGCTCTATCTAATTCGTCATCAATATCATCTATTAAAACATCGTCAAACCACATACTATTTCCTAAACCTTATAGTCAATAGCCACACAACTAATGTTATTACTGTAGCTAATCCTGTAATTTGTTGCGCACTTCCCGTTAATGTAAGCGTTGCAATAATTAAACCGACAAGTGTCCATGACAAATTTAATGTTTCTTTTATTGCCTCAACAATATAATCAATTATCTTTTTTATCATACTCTCCTTGTCAACAGCATAGATGCCAAGCTAGCAATCCTTGTAATGATCACTGGTATAACAACTTCTTGTGCTTTTTCACGTTGATCTTGTGTCATATCTTGTCCTATATCTGATATTACCACATCAGACAAATCGACATCTACTAAAGTACCTATTGGATTAGATATAAATTCTTCTATCTGGACCTCAACAACAACATCAGCAAGTGTATAATCCTCTACGTCTGCATTTTCTACTGCACGTTCTACATAAACTTCAACCGCATCTGCAATAACTTCATCTTCTTTTATAGCCTCTGCAATAATTTCTACATCTTCTGTTTGTACCTGTAATACTTCTGCTACTACTTCAACTTGTTCTTCTGTCAAATTATCTATCTCTTCTATGGCCTCTTCTACAACTGCTTGTACTATCTCTTGTACTTCCTCTGTAGCTTGTTCTAGATTTTGCACACCTATATCATTAACTTCTTCTAAGACTTCGACTACTTCTTCTGTATCTAATTCTTCTACATACTGATCTATGACTTCTTCTATTTCTTCATCAGATAAATCATCTTCTATATCTATCTCTATAACTTCTTCTAACTCTTCAGTCTCTTTGACATCTTCTTCTTGAATCTCTTCCGTTGTTTTGGTGTCATCTCCTGGTATATTTTCGTCCAACTCATCTTCTTCTATCTCTTCAAACTCTGTGTCCCAATCATCTATATCTATTTCTATTTCTTCTATGTCCTCTATAATTACAATTTCTACTTCTTCAAAGTCTTGTAAAAATTCTTCGACTTCAATAATCGTCTCAACAAAATTCTCCAACTCCTCTTCATCTTCAAACGTAAAAATTTCAACTGTCTCTTTAATTTCAAGAATCTTAGTTTCTCTTTCAAGTTCTTCTTCAGTAAGTTCAATCTCCATAATGTCAGGTACATCAACATCATCGTAAAACTCTTCTCCGACTTCTCCCATGTCTTGTTCCTCAATGATCTCGATGTCATAATTTTCTAAATCTCCTCGTTCTATTTGTTCGTCAGTTAATTCTACACCATATATCTCATAATTCTTTTTTCTTTCATTGTCTCGTTCTACTGTTCCGTCATCAATCTCATGTTGCTCATACTCTGCCTCTTCACCATTATCAAGTATGACAACAAATATTTCAGGCTCTGGTTCTGGTTCAGGCTCTGGTTCTGGTTCTGGTTCAGGCTCTGGTTCTGGTTCTGGTTCAGGCTCTGGAGGTGGAGGTAATGTAGTAGTAGTAGTAGTAGTAGTAGTTGGTTGTATATATTTAAATGATATGTCATCAAGCAAAGACCAGTCATTAATTGTTATTGTAAAACTTTCTATAAATGTTTCTAATGTGTCGTATATATTGTAAACAACATCTTCAAACATGTTTTCTATATCTGTATTATCTTGGCCCTCAATCACATTTACTTGTGTTGTTTCATCAGTGTGTGTATATGTAACTGTGCCATCATTGTTTAATGCACCAATTCTAAAACCAACTTCATATATATCTATATCTAGCTCTTCTTCTTCTACTGTCGTGGTTTCAGGTAGTGTAAATGTGTAATCATTACTATCGTTGCCATGTTGAAAGTAATGTAAATTCATGTGAAAGTCTGTCATACCACAACAAGACCAATTACCGTTACTATGATTACTGTCTATCTGTATATTGTTTTCAACCTCATTACCTTGACTATCTAATTCATCTTCAGGTAATTCTATATCTGTTGATTGTTCCCATTCAGGTATTGTCGTAGTAGTTGTAGTGGTCGTAGTTGTAGTAGTGTTATCTTCTGGAACAGTTGTAGTCGTAGTAGTTTCTTCTGGTCCATCAAATGTTTCTATTTCTTCTACTTCACCAGGAATGGTAGTCGTAGTGGTTGTAGTAGTAGTTGTAGTAGTTTGTTCTTCGTTAGCAAATACAGGTATAGGTACGAGTAGTACAGTAACTAATAGTATTCTAAAGTAATTGCTTATCCTCCTGAACAGCACCCTTGTCCACAACAATCCATATATTCTCCTTTACATTAAGTTGCCAACAAGTGCTGATAACGCACCGACCGCAACAATCCATCCAAACAATTCTTGCCTGGAAATTTTACTATTTACTTTTTCGTGTAATAAATCTATTCTTTCGTTTATTTCTTTTTGGCCCTCAATGATCATGAATAACATTTCTTTTTGTGTAAATCCATTTGACACAGGTAAATTATTCATGCAATCCAATCCCAATCTTCTTCTTTATAATTGTCTGGTACTTTTATATCAACTAAACTATTTAAATAATTTATAAATGTTCTTATAAAATAACCTAATAAAAACCCAATAATATAATCCATTTATGGATTATATCATAAGTGATTTATGCAGGTTTTGGATTATCTGATTTAACTTTAGCTACGTGATCTTGCCAGGTTGTAGTGCTATTTACTGCATCCCAGTACTGCATATCCATTTGATCTGCAAGCGATCCGTAAGCCTCTTGTCTTGCAGCAATGTAACCATATTGCTGTTCATCCCACTTAGAATTACCTAAATCAATTTTAGCCTGGTCATAATCTGCATCAGAGAACTCCATTCTCTCATCATTAACTTGCTTGTATAAAGGTTTTGCTGCCTCTATCTCCGCATCTGCTTGTGTTTGTAGTTCTTCTTTTGTTGCCATGGTGTAATTATAACTTTTGTAATATACGTCCCTTAGATTTAAACGTAGTTATACATCAAAAATTTATTTAACAAGTCCATACAACTTAAATGTTCCACTAGCTATGTTGCCACTCTCCATAAAGAATTGTATTCCATCACTAGCACTTTCAACTGTATGAACAGCACCACCCTGCCTACCTGTTAATGTTTGTGAAGTATTAAAAGTGCTTTCTTCAAGAGTGATAAAACTATATTCACTTGAATTGTTAAAATTAAATAAATATAAAACACCATTATTTTGCTCTTGTGTTGCAGTTCCTAATTCTTCTGTTTCCCAATATGATTGATTGGTATTTGACCTATTGCCAAAAGTTGTACTACTATCTAATTTTTTATAGGCTTGGTCGTAATTAGAAGTTGTATCAGCACTACCACTTTTTGTTACTCTAATTCTAAAATTTTGGGCGTCTGTATCACATTGAACATTATCGTAAACAACTTTGTAAACATCAAAAGTGCTATCAATACCTGTTAATGTAACAGTTGCAGTTGCAGAACTAACTGTTGTTTCTTGAATTAAAATTAAACTACCTGCCATTATCTAACTCCATAAATTGTTGCAGTTGTATCGTAGGTATGAGAAACACCTGCAAATCTAACACCTGTTATTTGTTCAGCAGTATGGTGTACTCCTATTGTTTTTGTTCCTCTTAAATTACTTGAATTTGTCATGGATGATTGTGAAGTAACAAAAGTAAAGCTACTTGAATCATCTGCATTAAAAATTCTAACTAAAGCTCCTCCACCTGTGCTTGGATTACCACCTGTCAAGATTGGTGCAATTTGTGTAGTGTTCTCAGTTCGCCAAGTACTATCAAAACTTGTTTCAGATTTTAACTCCAATCCACTAAGGTCGTATTCGCTACCTGTAATCAAAGTATTTGAACTATCATAAAATTTTAACCCAATGTAGCCGTCGCCAGAAGTATCATTGATTTTTAAAAAAATATCATATTGTTGATAACCTTTATTAAAAATATTTTGTAAATCAAAATTTGTAACCTTTCCATCTGTGCTTTGTTGTTGTAAAAACTGTAAATTAGTTGCCATTAAAAACTCCTAATTCCATAAAGGCTAAAATTTCCACTTTCAATAGTGCCTGTATTGAAAGCCATAACTTGTATTATATTTACTGCACTTGCTTGTGGTAAAACATTACTACCAAAAAAACTTCTATAAATATCAGAGTTACTCCAAGTTGTACTATGTTGTGTAGTAAATGAATATTTTGTACTGTCTAATAAATTATAAAAATATAAATATCCATTTATATTTCCTCTTGGAACTGAACTTAATAAAATATTATCAGCAAACCTAAATGCTGAATTAGATGTTGATTTATTTTCTGAAAATGAACCATCAGCACCACATATTTGTCTTGCAGTATGATAAACAGAGCCACTCTCTAAAGTGCCACTTTCATAAAGTCTAAATGCTATTCCTCCGTTATCTTGCGATACAGTTCCATCATTAACTGTTAATAAATGTACATCAAAATCTTTTAAATCTGTAAATTCTACTGTTGATGTTGAACTTGAAACATTTGCAGTTTCAATTAATTCTAATTGTCCAAAATTAGTCCATTTGTTTTCTTGATCTAGCTCAATAATATCTTGTGGTGTAAAAATACCTTTATTATCTCTAAAAGCCTGTGTAACTTCTTTTCCTATGTAGCCATATTCTTTACTCATCTATACCACCTTATACAATGTAAATGTTCCCTTAGTAATGTTATTTGCACCACTATCATCTACAAACTGTATTCCATTGACACTATCTGTTTTAACAAAAACTCCACCACCTGCACTACCCTGTAAAGCTGCAGTATTATCTGAAGTTGCAACATTTTCAGCAGTAACAAATGTATATTCTGAACTTGAATTAGCATTATAAATGTAAAAAATTCCATTTTCTCTATCATTAGTTCCATCAATTCTTACTGAAAAATCAAATGCAGTAAATCCTGTTGAATTTCCATCAACAAAACTAGCACTTGTCCTTAACCTTTTAAAAGCATATTCATAACTAGAAGTACTATCAGCAGTTCCACCTATTGTTAACCTCATTGGTAAATCAACTGCACCACTAACTTGTGCATTATTATAAGCAACCATATAAACATCATCACTATCTATGCCTGTTAAGGTAACACTAGCTACTGCACTTGTTACTGTATTTGTTGCCACTTGCAATAATCCCATTATGTATCTACCCTTAGTCCATAAGTCCTTATTTTTGAACTATCAAAAGGTCTAGTTTGTGAAACTGCATAAAGTTGAAAACCTGTAATACTTGATATCTCTGTTAAAACGCCAATGCCTTTACCTCCACCTTTGCCACTTCCAAAAGAATAACTATCTTGCCATAAAACAAAAGTGTAACTGGAACTTAAAAAAGGATTAAAAACATAACTAACAATACTTGTTCCCTCTGGCTCTTGATCGGCTTGTCCAAATTTTTCTATATATGATCCATTTGTACCTTTTTCTTCTGCAAATGGATTATATGCCTTAAGTCCTAAATTAGCATAATCATATTCACTTGAAGTAACAACACTACCACTAGAATTAATAAACCTCATAGCAACATCTGTGGAAGCTGTACCATTTGTAACCATTTGAGGTACAACAATTTTATAAATATCAAAATCACTTGTAAAAACATCTGTAACATCAACAGTAGATACAGAACTACCAACAGTTGTTTCGTTTAAAAATCTAAGGTTACTCATTGTTTTACACCATAGAGTTTTAAAGTGCCTGTTATATTTGCAGTATCCACATTTCTAAATCTAATTCCATCTACTGCACTAGTTTGAGGTAATACACCACCTCCAAAAGAAAATCCATAATCTTCGATAAAACTTTGTAATGTAGCAAAACTGTACTTTGCACTATTTCCTAAGTTATAAAAATATATATAACCCTGTGATTGCTTATTAGTCATACCAACATCTATCGGAATACCTCCAAAAGCTGTACTTTTACTTTCAGCAAATGTGCCATCTGTTTGACCTGTTTGTCTTGCATATTGATAAACATTTCCTGTTTCTAAAACTCCACTTTCATAAAATCTTATATCCATCCTTCCAACTGCTTTTTCAAATTGCCAAGTTGCAAAGTGAACATTATATGTATTTTGTTTTATGGAAGTAAAATCAACATCAGTAACACTAGATACAGTTTGTTCTTCAATAAGTTCTAAACTACCACCTAGAAACCCCTGTCTTTCAAGATCAAAACTTTCTTGTGTAGTTAATATACCTTTATTCTTAACCTGTTGTTTGACACTTGTAGATGTGTCGCCAATATAACCAAATGACATAGAACACCTATGTTTGTTTCAGATAGTTAATTGTAAAATCAATACTTGATGCTGCTGAACACAGTCCCTGAATTTTGTCGCCTGTTGTCA